GATGCACTTAAAAGACAAGGAAGTCTACATTTTGTTTCTACCTCATTTTTGAGGGGTTTAACTTTTGATAACTCAATCATTATAGTTGATGAATGTCAAAACTTAAACTTTCATGAATTAGATACTATCATCACAAGAGTTGGACAAGATTCAAAAATAATTTTCTGTGGTGATTTTAGTCAAACAGATTTAACTAAAACAAATGAAAGAAACGGCCTACATGATTTTTTAAGAATTCTAGAAAATATGGAAGAATTTAATTGTGTAGAATTTGATATCCCAGATATCGTAAGGTCAGGCTTTGTGAGAAACTATCTCATAGAAAAGACCAAACTAGGTATAGGAGTAGATTTGTAAAATGAATATTAGTCAAGAGGGATTGGCTCTCATAAAAAAGTTTGAAGGTTGTAGGTTAAAAGCTTATAGATGTTCTGCAAATGTATTGACAATAGGTTATGGTCATACAGGTGGAGTAAAAGAAGATGATAACATATCACAACCAGAAGCTGATGAATTGTTAAAAGAAGATATTGCAAAGTTTGAAGAATATGTTAATGATAATGTAATAGTTGAATTAAAACAATATCAGTTTGATGCATTAGTTGCTTGGACATTTAATTTAGGCCCTGGTAATCTAAGAGAATCAACAATGTTAAAAAAATTAAACGATGCTGATTATGCATCAGTTCCATTTGAAATGAGAAGGTGGAATAAAGCTGGTGGTAAAACACTAGATGGTCTAATTAGAAGACGCCAAGCAGAGGGTTTACTATTTGAAAATAAAGAATGGCACCAAGTATAAATTATGAAAAATTATGAAATTGAATTAAATGATGAGTTATATTATTTCCCTGAATTAAAAACTAAAACAGTTGATAAGAAAAGATTTTATGTAACACCAGAAGGTAAAGAGTATCCCTCTATCACCACAGTATTATCACCTAGAAATAAAGAAGGTTTGATGAAGTGGAGAAAGAGAGTTGGTAATGATGTGGCCAATCATATTGCAAGTAAGGCTGCAGTTAGAGGTACGAAAGTACATAAGATGTGTGAAGATTGGTTAAATCAAGATTTTAGTTATGAAACATGGGAGAAACATAAGAAAGACTTTCTACCATACACTTTATTTAATCAGTTAAAAAATAAGTCTTTTGAGTTCATAACAGATGTCTATGGGCAAGAAGTAACTTTATATTCTGATAAATACAAAGTCGCAGGAAGAGCGGATTTGATAGCAAACTATGAACATCAGCTATCAATAGTAGATTTTAAAACATCTACTAGTGAGAGAAAGGATTCTTATAATGAAAATTATTATATACAGACTACAGCATATGCTGAAATGTTTGAAGAATTGACAGGTCAACCTATCAATCAAATAGTAATTTTAGTTGTGACGGAAAATGGTACAGTACAAAAGTTTGTTAAAGATAAACAAGAATACCTACCATTGTTAGAGGAAACATTAGATGCGTGGTACAAATGATGCATATGACATTTACAGAGAGTGCAGCTAATCAAGCAAAAGTAATTCTTGCAAGTGAAGATGCAGGACTTAACCTTCGTTGTTTTATACAAGGGGGCGGATGTTCTGGTTTTCAATATGGATTTACTTTAGACCAACAGAAAGATGAAGATTGGGTATTTGAAACCAATGGTGTAAAACTTCTTATAGACCCAATGTCTGGTGTTTATTTTGAGGGTGCAACTATTGACTATACAGATGACCCACTAAATGGTAGTGCATTTACTATCAAAAATCCTAATGCCAAATCTACATGTGGATGTGGTTCAAGTGCGGCATTTTAACCTTGACAAATAGTGTTATACCTAGTATAATGGTTTTAAATAATTGGAGTATATTATGGAATTAAATAGAGATGGCGATGGGTTTCTTATCAATACTAGTGATTGGTCAGAGGATGTCATGAATCAAATGGCAACAGAAGATAACTTTGAAATCACAGAAGAAATCAAAACTTATATAGACAAAGCAAGAGAAATGTATAATGCAACAGGTACAGTTCCCGCTGTTCGTAATTTTGCAAAAGAGTTTGGTATGGATAGAAAGGCAAGTAAATTATATGATGTCTTTAAATCAGGCCCAATGAAAAAGATTGCAAAATATGGTGGTTTACCTAAACCAACAGGTTGTGTTTAATGGCAGATGATAAAAATACAATTCATACCCCTAAAACATTTTCACTAGAAATAGAGAAGATTGCTTTTAAAAAGAAATGTACACATTTGGAAGCAATATCAATATATTGTGAACAGATAGGTATTGAACCTGTATCTACAGCAAAATTATTAACAAAAAGTTTAAAAGAAAAAGTAGAGGCAAATGCTATAGACTTAAACTATCTACCTAAGTCTGCAAAACTACCTATGTAATGCAACCAATAGATGCGTATTTGATGTACTGTGCTATGAAAGCACATTTTGATAAAAGTGATTATGACTTTGTAAAGTACAATGGTAAATCTAAAGTATCAAGAGATTCATTCTATAAAAGGAATGATAGAATTTTTTTTGTTAAATTAACAAGAAAGTATAAGAGTAAAGATGACATACAAGATTATCTATTAGCTAACTTTCTAGTACATCCAAAAGGTTGGGTTGGTAAGTTTGATGAAGATAATTATATAAATTGGAAAAAGAAAATACAGAGTTTAAGTTATACATTTAAATCAGAGATTGAATCAATATTAGATAAAGATTTAATAGCAGTTTCTAAAAATAAACACCCTAAACTATTAAAAGAATATCTTGGTAAAAGAGTATCATTAGAAAGTATGGTTATACTCGATAGTATATTACAGTTTCACAAAGTATGGAATAATAAACTTGAAGAAGATTATGCATGGAAAGATGTTTATAAACTCATGAATAATTATAAATCATTTTTAAAATTTGATAGTGAAAGTTTTAAGTTAGTATTAAAAGGATTAATGTCATGACAATGGATTGGTATATCAAATGGTTTTCAAGTATAGTTTTGATAATAGGTGCAACAACAACAGCTATGAATCTATATCCATTTAATATGTATTTTCAATTTATAGGTATTACTGGTTGGTTAATAGTAGGTATAATGTGGAAAGATTGGTCACTAATAACAGTTAATATAGTGGGTTCAATTATTATGTTAGTAGGTATTATAAATTATCATTATTTTACAAATTGGTATCTACGCATTTATGAAAGAGTTATAGAGGCAAGTTTATGAAAGCACTAGTTTATGGAAATGGAGAATCTAGAAAAGATTGGAACATAACCAAATCTTATAAAGGATTTACCACATGGGGATGTAATGCAATTTACAGAGATTGTAAAGTTGATAATTTAGTTGCTATTGATTATGAGATACAACAAGAAATATACAAGTCTGGTTATCCAATAAAAAATAGATGTCATTTTGCAGATTGGGGAATACTAGAGGGTTTTGAACCAGAGGTTTTAAAAAATGGTTTTTCACCATTAAATATATTTGAAACACCTAAGAGAAATGACAATAGTGGTTATGGTTGGTACGATAGAAAAAGTTGTGTAGTTCAAGGAAAAGAATATGAAACTGCAGAGAAAAACTATCAAGAGTTAACAACCAAGTTTCCAAATTTAGACAAAGAAGATGCTAAGAGAAAATGTTTTAAAAATGTAGGTCTTTATATTACATGGGTAGAAGATGAGGATAAAGTAAACAATATAGAATATCCTAGAAATTGGTGTGCAGGAGCAACTGCATTACACTTAACATGTCAAGAGGGTGCTGATGAAGTATACATGTTAGGATTTGACCTAAGTGATTATGATGAACCTCTTAATAATATTTACAAAGGAACAGATAACTATCTACCATCTGATTCAAAAGGATTTAATACTGAGGAATGGGTAATGCAATTAATCACAGTATTTAAAGAATTTTCTGAAACACAATTCTATTGGGTTGTTGATTCAGAAAAGCAACCACTAGAGTGTAATAATGTCAAAAGTATTTCATATGAAACCCTTGACAAAGTTTGCAATACCTAGTATAGTTGCAAGATTAACTATTATAAATAGTTATGTATCGCAAGATACACATATAAACATACGATAAAATATAATAACATACGGAGAAAAAATATGTCATTAGATAACCTAAAGAGTAGTGGGTCCCTTAATAAGCTGTTAGATGCTGCAAAGGGAGAAACTGCACCCCAAGAGAAAAAATCATATGTAGATGAAAGGTTGTGGAAACCAGAGCTAGATAAGTCTGGTAATGGATACGCAGT